TCAATAAAGAGTTCTACTCTGACTTCGATAAGCTCAACATAATGGTAGCTGTAGACTGCACCAATCTACCTACCAGCACAGGTATGTTTAGCGACTATGGCTGGGCGCAGATGGACTTAGAGTGTGCCTCAAGGTTTACCTATCTCTGGCGGAATGGCTGGAGCATCTTCCCGGTTACTGCTCCTTTAGGCTATGGGTTTGGAGACTCATGGAGTCAGGATAATAGCCAGTCAGGAGTCTATATGGATGCTCAATTGCTCTGCTCACTTGATAGCTTCATTTGCCAACAGAAGGAGTTTCTGCTTGATGCCTGGGCTAATCTGCTTTGCTATCAGATTCTCTGGCAGAAAGTGGCAAGTCCAAGAGCTAACTACTTTAGTCAAGGCAACAGAGAGTTCACCGAGCGAGCTATGGCTACCTTCCTTGATGGCTACCAGCAGAGCTTAGCTATCTGGGCAAGACAACTGAACCTAAGAGGAGAAGGTCTGTGCTTCAATTGTGACAATGCCGGATTAATTCAACAGGGGTTTGTTAGGCCATAGCCTGCACTAATTAACGGAAATTCATTAAAATTAAATATATTTACTCCGATAAGACCCCTCAAGCCTCTTTACAATGCTCACCCGGAGGGGTTTTCGATTTTATATCAAATCAAAATATTTATTTAACTTTTTTATTTCAATAGGACATATAAAATCTTGCGACGCAGTATGTATAATTGAGTAATTTTCTCCTTTGTAATTATATGGAGAAATAGCATCAATTCGGTAGAACAATACTTCTTTAATCTCAGGAATACATTCATCCTCCGACTTAACTCCTAACTCTGTAAGTTGTAAGTCATTTCCATTAAGAAATAATACAGGTAGGCTAATTGCTTTCATTTTTTTCTATCTCCCGATTGAGATACCACTGAGCCTTCTTTAGGTCTTCCAACTTGCTGCCCTTCTTGCCAGCTCTGCTGATATACTTGATGACATTGCCAAGGCAGAAGCCTAGCTTCCAAGCTTCAATGACCTTGATAGCTTCATAGGTACTGTCTTGCCCTCCATAGTGAGGAGGGTGATTGACTGCCTGCAATGGATCAGCATCGGGCAGGCTCTCCAGGTAACTGCTAAGAATGTCTCCCATTATGAGTAGTAGTAAAGTGGTTTAGGTTTATTAAACTCTGTCATGCTTATGTCCTTTAGCTCATCAAGGTCAGAGTAGAGCTTCCCATTGTAGTACCAGCCTACTTGCCTTGGCTTACTACGCATGTTAATAAGCTCAGCCTTGATGAGAATATCATTGACATCAATGTCATCCTTACAGTCAATGATGAAGTCAATAAGTTCTTCGATTTGTGATTGATGATTCATAGTTATTTATCTCCGGAATAGGTTTCATCATAGTAAGCCTCTGCCCTATGTGCTGCTCTGAATGCCATGTTCATAGATATGAATGCATCTTCATGAGCCTGCTCAATCTGGTCTCTCTCCATTGCTTTGGCTTTCTGAAGTATTGACTGCCAAGCCATCTTATCCTTTGGCTCTTCCCAGAGGCTCTGGAATAGCCACTCTACTGCTGTCTCTTTACTCTCCATCTTCTTCTGCAATTAGTCTTTCAATAATGTGCTTCACATACATCAATGCGCTATGCCCTCCGGCATAGTAGAAAGAGTTCACAGGCAGCAACTTCTCCTTGTCCATCATGATCTCCTTACTGCCTATCTCCTTATTGACAATGACCAACAATTGCTCTAGCTGTGTCATAATACTAACCTATTTAAGTTTAGGTCATAGGCTTCCATAGTTTCCTCCCACTTCTCCCAGATGTGAGCCTCATCAATGTGCTTGCCATCTTCGGAAGTATCAGTAAGGTCTTTGAGTTTGGCAGCAAAGTCAAAGATGAAGAGTGCCATGTCAAGAGACTTGATGCATCTGAAGTGTTCAATGGCATCATCTGAATCATCCAAATTAAATGTTAGTGTTGCTTTCATCTTACTTGTAGTTTTTTAAGTGAGTGAAGGTGACCTATGTGCTTGACAAAGCCTCTGCATAAGGTGAAGCCAATGTAGCCAGCCTCATAGTACTTCTTATTGTACTGCTTTTCTGCATAGGCATGGTCATTATCTCTCCACTCACAGAAGCTGCTGAACTTACCCATAGCCTTGTAATCAGCCAGCCTGCGAAGACCAGGATTCCATGTCATTCCATGCCAGTCTCCCTTATACCTCTGGGCAAGTTGCTGATACCTGACTGCCTGCTTGGTGAGCTTTATGCCAGCTATGACAGTGTGATTATTGCGGTCTTGTGGGTGTCTTATCCAAACACATGCAGCCTTAGGCTCAGCCTCAAGGACAGACTTAGAGTTTGCGATAAAGCCATCATGGAAAAACTCCCAATCATCTTCGCAGTGAAAGATGTAAGGTGTCTGAACCTTAGAGTAGAGAGTATCTATTGCATGCACCTGACCTTTTCTGTGGCTACTTGACCATTCAGCCATGATCTGCCAATGCCTCATTAGGAAGCGGTCTAGTTCTTTAACTATGACAGCATCAATTGCTCCGCTATCATCGTGAATTAAGAAGGCTGCCGGAGGCAATCCATCCCAATAGGTTACCAGACTGCTGATGGTTTTCTCTAATAAATCCCATCTACCACAGCTGGTCAGGCAGACAGTTACATCTCTATTTGACATAGTTAATAAGTTTGATTGCTAACATTGTAATTAGTGCAGCGTAGATGATCCAGAAGGTAGACTGACATGCTGCTTCTTTAAGGTTAATCTTCATATGGCAAAAAGTATGAGTTGTCTACCAAAGTTAAGCAAGTCTGAGGCTCGAAAACCTTATGCCTTTTTTCACCCCATGCCTCATGCTGATTGTAGTACTGCATGGGTGACAGCTCAACCCCATAGATGATGAAGTTCATCTGCTCTGTCTCCAGAAGGTAGCTCATGTTGTAGATGTCTCTGCCATCCTCATTCCACAGGAAGTAGATGCTTACCTTACCACCATATAGCCAGATGGCTGTCTGGATGGTCTTGATGTCTTTGGTCTTGCAGTCTACATAGACCTTGCCTACCTCTGTTCTGACTTTTACTGATTCAAAATTCATAGATATATTGGTTAGATTTGTGTGCAATAAAGGCAAAGAAAATATATCTGCAAAAATATTTTTAAATAATTATGCCAGTCTATGACTCTACTTCTGCATTCCTGAGGCAACAGTTCAAGAACTTCGCCAATGCCTCTCAGGCTGATAAGGTGCTGAGAGCTGCTGCCCTTTATGCTGCCCCGGCAGTTCAGTCCAGAGTGCAGCAGGATGGTGAGAAGTCTGATGGCTCTGAGCTTCCTCCTTATGACTCAGGCAAGTCATTCAGCACTAGCAGCCCCATAGGCAGGAGATTCGGTGACATTGCCAATAAGAAGCAAAAGAAAGCCTTTGGCAATAGTGACTCCTTTGGAAGCTATAAAGAGTACAGGCAGAAGCTAGGCAGGCAAGTAGCCTACATGGACTTGACCTTAACCGGAGACATGTGGGCAGCGTGGAGACCTGTGCCAATTAGTGACAATGCCTATGGGGTTACCTTTGTCAGCACCGAACAGGCTAAGATAGCAGGGTACTTGGAGCAGAGATTCGGTGCTATTTTTGAACTTACAAATGAAGAGCTTGACCAATCTCTGAAAATAATCAATAGGCTGGCAATTCAATACCTGAGTAAATGAAGGTTACTAAGATCACCGTAGAGAGCGCATTGAAGGACTTATGCCAGAACCTGGCAGGCACATTCAATGGCAACACTATGCTCAACTATGGTGAGTCTGTAGAGAGTATTCTGGAAGGCAGTGCTGGTAACTATGTGACTAAGGATGGGCAGACCTATTGTGCTGTCAATGATACCTACCCACTGGTAGTGTTCTATCTCCGGGAGTCAGCCTCAGTAGAAGCAGCCCCTGCCGGAGGCAGAGCTAATAGCTTACTCAGGACAGTCAACTTTAAGCTCATTGCTAATTCAACCTATGAGAATGCTGAGTTCGGCATTACTTCAATAATTAATCGCACTAAAGGCATAACCTATGCAGGCACAGACTACAATAGTAAAGCAATCGCAAGCCAGTACTTCGGACTTGCAGAGCGGAACTTTGAGACCTACTTCTTCAGCATCGACTTTTCGGTTACCGAAAGGATCAGCTGTGAAGTTGCCTGTTGATGCTATCTACTTTATAAGCCTGCCTAAGGCAAGCCAGAGGAGAAACAGATTGTTTCAGACCATCAGGCACATTACTGACAAGCATGGCAATGCTCCAGAGTGGCATAAGGCTAATGATGGCAATAAGCCTGGTCATGTAGTAGACAATAGTCTTAAGAAGTCTAAGAAGAGACCTAACATGTCTCTGGGAGAGATAGGCTGCTGTGCTTCACATCGTGAAGTTTGGACTAAAATTGTCCAGAATGGACATGATACAGCTTTAGTTTTAGAGGATGATGCAAGGTTTGACTGGCCTAAACTTCAGACTCTGGTTGAGCATTATGATAAGCTGCCAGACTTTGACTTTCTCCACTTAGGCTGGGAGTATTATGCCGGATACAAGGAGCAGACCATTGAGAAGGTAGACATACCAGAGCTGCCTAACCTATGGAAAGGAGATGGTATGTGGTTAACTCATGCCTACATCATTACCAACCATTGTGCATTAGACTGGCTACAGAAGACAGTAGTCCAGACTAATGGCCTAGATGCTATGACTGCCGACATGCAGAGTAGCTGCAATGCCTATGGGTTTAAGCCAAGCATAGCCTACCAGGAGAGAGGCACATCAGGTACTCTCAGAAGTCAAATTCACCATACAGGGTAAACAATTAAATTAATATAATGGATAATCTACAGTACATCCGTGATGCCATCAGACAGCATGGTAACCGGACACAGGTAAAAGTAGTTCGCTGGGAAATTAACCCAACCACAGGCGCACAAGACACACCTTATGAGGTGTCAGTCAATGCCCAGATTGCTCTCCGTGAGCTTCAGAAACCCGTTAACAAGCGTAGCTATTCATGGGCTAGAATCAGGCCAATCGGTGAGACTCATATCGGCATTAAGCACAAGTCTGAGCAGGTAGGTCTGCCCGACATTGAGAAGCTAAAGGAGGAGCTAAAGGCTCAGCTCAAGGCAGAGATGGCTGCTGAATTAGCAGCTGCTGCTACCATCACCGAAGAAGAGGAGGAGGCAAAGCCCAAGCGTAAGCGTAAGGTAGTGATAGAGGATGAAGAGCCTACCGGACTTGATTCACTGGACTTAAGAGTAGATGACTTGCCCATATAATTTATGAATATTAAAGAGTTTTTAATCCAGCAGGCCAAGCGTGCTGGGGTATCAGATGACCCAGAGTTCAACCTGATGATTAGTGCATCAGCACTGAATGACATTCAAGTGCCAGAGGCTGTGAGCAACAGGTTCAATACAAACCTTTTTGACTTTGAATTAGCCAAGACCAGCCTTGATCTCAAGAAGCACTTCATCAGTAACTACATGATGGGCTATGATGAGGAGATAGTCAGAATGGCTAAGGAGTATGGCCTAGATGCCAATGCCGTTGAAGAGCTTAAGGTAACTAAAAACAGCGGTGACAAGATTAAGCTAGCCCTCAAAAAGCTAAAAGAGCTAGAGGAGAAGGCTAAGAACTCAACCAATAGTAACCAGTCTGAAGAGTTTCTCAAGAAGATGGCAGAGGCACAGGCTAAGTATGATGACCTGGTCACTAAGGCAGAGGCTGACAAGCACCTGATTGAGCAGCGTTATGTGTCTAAGATGAAGAATCTATGGGAGCAATTGATGCTGTCATAGTTAAAGAACTAGACCGCTTCCTGATGAGGCATTGGCAGATCATGGCTGAATGGTCAAGTAGCCACAGAAAAGGTCAGGTGCATGCCATAGACACGCTCTACTCTAAGGTTGAGACTCCTTACATCTTCCATTGCGAAGATGACTGGGAGTTCTTCCACGATGGCTTCATAGCCAACTCTAAGTCTGTCCTTGAGGCTGAGCCTAAGGCTGCATGTGTCTGGATAAGACATCCACAAGACCGAAACAATCACACCGTCATAGCTGGCATTAAGCTCACCAAGCAGGCAGTCAGGTATCAGCAGTTAGCCCAGAGGTATAAGGGAGACTGGCATGGCATGACCTGGAATCCTGGTCTAAGAAGCACTTCATATCTAATTACATGATGGGCTATGATGAGGAAATCGTGAGGATGGCTAAAGAGTATGGCCT